GCAGCGAACTAGCTTGTTCTGCCCGGTTCCGCGGGGGATTTCTCTCACCGGGATAGCGAGCTGACCGGGTGTCTGGCTACGTTTTTTCAGCGTGGTGATGAGGCCCTGACCGGCCTGCTTCTCCTCAATGGCCATATGGCGCAGCGGCATAACCCGCATTGAGCCAGACAGACGCCATTTCTCCCAAACCTCTTCCGCTTTCTTCAGGAGGTCCTCCGGATCCCATCGACCGCGGACGACATCGATGATGTAGAGATTCCCGTCCACACCCATGCCAGCCAGTGTAAATACGGTGTAATCCAGCCAGTCCTCTACCTTTCCGCTGTTCGTATCGACGTACACGGCGCGATGCGTAAGCTTCGGCAGGTTGGTGTATGTTCTGAACCAGCTTGTGTCGATGATCCCGCCAGTCAGCGCCATCGGGTTTTGCTGGTATTGCGACAGGAAGGTATAGCGATCCTTTTCCCACAACTGCAGGAGGTCGTTGACGTCTTCCATCTGCGGCCAGTAAGACCAGTAGCGAACGCCACCCTCGACCACAGAATCGGTATCTTTGACCGTCTCCCAGCAAAGCGATCGCCATGGCTCATCGAGCGACTGGATGTACTTCTCGTCGATCATGGCCGGTATGGCGACGTGATGGAACTGCACACCCATCCCACCTGAAATCATGAAGCCAGTTGCGTCATCGGTGTGCAGGCGCTGCTGAATGCTTACAAATGGCGTCGGGTGCTCTTTCGACTTATCGCCGCGGCGTGAGCGAATGGTGTTTACCAGCAGCGTATTCGCGCTTTTGCGTCGGGACTCGCTGAGCATGTCCACCGGCTTGTTGTAGTCGTCCAGCATCACCATGCCGGAAAACTCTGGTCCGTAGTAGCCACCACGACCACCGGTGATCTGCCCGTTGCTTGAGCGCGATACCGTCTGGCCTATAGAGCGCCCTCGCTCGTCCTTTATCTCCCACTCTTCTGCCTGGTTGACACCAAACGAGCAGGGCCAGAACTCCTGATATTCACGGCTGGCGATAATGTCACGGGTGCGCCGGCTGTTACGCTTTACCAGCGTGTCAGCAAAAGAGATATTCAGGTTGCGAAAGCGTTTAAGCCGCTTCTCCTGCACCAGGGCGTTGACATACGCCGGGAAGTGAATGGAGAAGAACTCAGTTTTCGTACCGCCTGGCGGGATGTTGATAATGAGGTTTCGCGGGACAAGACGCCCGGCAAGCAGATCATCAATTTTCGAAGCCATCAGGCGGTGATGCCAGTTAACCAGCAGCCGATCGCCCTGAATCAGCTCGAACCATATTCGGGTGAAGTTCAGGAATGACTTCGTGGACTTTGAACGGATGATCACGCGCTCCGGGAATGACAGGTCATCCCATTCGATAATTCCGCTCATATCAGTCCAGCCCTTCTAACCTTCCCTCCAGCTTCTGCTGGGCCTTCGCATAGTCTTCAGCGGTGTACGTCACCTGATTCAGTGGGCCGCCGTCTTTACCGGTCAGCTCGGTTTTCTTCGGAGCGTCCCAACCCTGCATTTCGGCAAGCTGCTTAATTGCCGCTTTGGGATCGTGCATCTTCAGCTTGATGCCGTCCTTTCCCGTAGTTAGCTCAGAGATTGCACTCATTGCGTCAGGGTCCTGAAGAACGGAATCTTTGAAGCTCCACACGGCCTGGAACACAGGATTGCCATCGTCATCTTCGCCAACGACGCTGTTGCTGAACTCGGCTATATCGGCGATGGATGTTCGACCCATCTTAGAAAGGCGCTTTAACGCCTCCTCTCGGGTCATGATTGCCTCGTCGACAATCTCGCCCTGCACTGATTTGAGAAAGGCTTGCACACCAAGATTTGTAAAGATCTGACTCGCCGAGTTGCGAATGGCTTCTGGCGTCTTAGCCTTCCCCTTCGCAGCCTTATAGGCGTCCGTCTGGTTCTTCCCTTTGATGATTGCAAGTGCGAACCTTTTTTGCAGCGGAGTCAGAGCATCGAAAAGCTGCTGCTGATCAGCTGTAAGCTTTTTCGACGCCATACAGAATATTCCTCTGGGTTGCTCGAATACTTACCGGGGAATTTTTTGATCGGTAAGTTGTGAAACTTATATAAAACTCTGTCAATGGCGCTTTTAACGCACCATTTGCAGAACTTTATAATTACGCCTGCTTGCCAATTACAGGGACAATCCGGATACACTTCTTAGTGAGCCAGCCCCAGCGCAAAAGCACTGAAAGGATGAGCAGCGGCTTCATGTATGGGCGAAGCTTAATTTCCGCCATTAGGATTCCAGTGGTGCGCATATGGCTTACCTCGTTGTGACATTATCGAGCCACCTCTTGAAGTGGCTCTGTAATGCCTATGCCGTTGCTTCAGCAGCCGTTTCCGTGGTGCCCGTGTCGCCCTTCACATCATCAATCACGCCTTTCGCAGTGTTGTACAGATCGACAACGGAATCGATGAGCGCGGAGAAATAATCCATGATTTTATCCCACGCTTCGCCCAGGGCTTCGGCAGCCACCTGTAGTGTTGCCAGCACCAGCGCTTTTTTGGTCGCGCCAGCAGCCTTCAGGCTGGCATAGGCTTCTTCCACTTTTACGATGGCCGCTTTCATGATTTCCAGCAGTTTTTCGCCGTTTTCATAAACGCTGACAACGCCGGATGCGATAGCGGATACGCCGGTCACGATAGTGGCCAGGGTGTTAACAGTGATGCTCATTGGGTGTTGTCCTGTTTCAGTTGATAATACCGCTGGCGCGCAGCTGATTGAGGCAGTCTGCGGTGTTATCGCGGAGGATTGAGTTATAGGTGTAGACGCCGATGGTTTTAACTGCCCACTCCTGCTGAGTAGCGATGTAAGCACGCAGTACAGCAGTGTCAGTAGTTTTGTCACAGTCTGTACACTCCGGGTAATCGGGCAGCTTCTGAAACGACTTGCTTTCCTCGCAGTTAACGACCGGCTTTGTCGTTAGCGCGTCGGATTGCGTCGTTAATTGCTGTTGTTCGCTCTGACACGCTGCCAGCATTACGCACGCGCTCAGCGTCAGCAGAATTCTGCTTAGCGGCTTCTGTAGTTTCATCGTCGATGCTCTGTGAAGTGGTTCGGGAGATTTCCGCGCCGGCGCGGGATGATTCGTTAATGACGGTTTTCTGCTCTTTCTCTGCGTTGCCTTTTCTGGCACCAAAGAAAGCCGCAATCGCACTAATTATCGCGCTGAGTATCGACCACATCTGATTTCTCCTGGAGAATGACGCGACCAATAACCCCGCTCACGAAGATCACGCCAGCGACCGTCACCTTTACCCACATCGGGAATTCTTGACCGAAATACTTTTCGGCCTCGGCCATTGCCAGCGGGACTGAAGTGGCGAGAATCAGCGCGTGGGTGGAATACCATCGCCATGCTTGCTTCCAGTTATCGACGAGAGTCATGCGACTTTCCCCCCGAATTTTTTAAACATCGCCACCAGGTCAGCCATTCTGTGTTCACGCTGGTTGTAGCCAGCACCAGGGAAAGAGGCCCATATGTTCGAGCACTTCTGAATGGCGACTTCAATGCGTCCGGCCAGCACATCAGCGTACGCGCCCTGTTCTTTGATTAACTGAACAGCCACGGCATCCTGTGAATCAGGGGAATAATCGGGGAGGCTTAACTTGTCACGATAATGCGGCCAATATTTGCCCAGCAACTGATAGCGACCGGCAGCCGTCGATTTGAGTCCTTTCCGGTTTACGGTCACCAGGATATTGGGATGCGTAGAATAGTTAGTAAAAATGTGTGGGGAGTTGATGCCGTCAACGATGACGTCATAGCCGTTGTTTTTGGTGTAGCGGCTTGTGCTCGTGCCTTCCGCCCACGCAATCACGTCAAGGAATGCTGAAATATTATCTGGCATTATCACGCCCCCCATATCGCATCTTGCTATCACGCTCTTCGCGCCGGTCCCTTTTGCGCTGGTAGTAGACGTTAATGCCAAATGTGAATATTGCGAGAATGAAACCGCCCAAGGCCAGCCACTCGTTAAGCGACATGCTTCCGGCAATAAACGTTGCCCCTGACGTTGTGTACGCAGCGGCAGTGGTAACTTTGTCTGACATTGTTTTCATCTCTCACCTCGCTTTGTTTGCGGGTGCTGTGTATGTTTGAAAGGGGCAGGGCCGTCGGGATGGATTTAACAACGAAGCGTGTCGATGGTGATTCCCGCGGGCCTGAAATAGAAAAACCAGCCCGAAGGCTGGCTAATGAGGGTAACTGGAATCTGGTTCAGGGCTCTCGCGTATGAGCTTCTGCGTGTTGTGCGGCACGCTTTCACTCAAGAACCCTGACCGGATTGCAGAAACGAAAAAGCCACCCGAAGGTGGCTCACTGTTCAGCGTCAGAGGTATACCTACCTTCGCTTTTAATGCAGCGTTATCATCTTTCAGACGATCTACTTGGTTTCGCAACCTTTCGATTTCCTTATCGGTGTTGTCTCGGTCGCGCTGAAGACCTTTGATTACTTCACCTTGGGATGCCTGTACTTCTTTTGAGGCCTGAACGGCCGCCTCAGTCTCATCGACGGTATTAATCAAACGAACCGTCAGAAATGAAACAATGGTCATTAGCAGAACGACCATAGCGGTTAGGATCCAAACCTTCACACCGGAAGCAGAATTATCAGAGGCTTCTATAAGAAATTCCTTATGCATAGCAAAAATACCCAACGCGCGGCCGCGACGTTAGAACCATGGGTATTTTAACTGCATAAGGCTATGAAGATCTTCGAAAAAAATTAGATGGTAGTTTGTTTGGTTATTTAATGAGCGAAAACAGCCAAATTCCCCATGCAGGGATGATAAGAAACGTCATTGTGTAAACGACTGCGGGCTGTAATTTGTTCAAATTAAATTTCCTTAGTAGGCCTTTTGTGTGCTCTACAACTCCAACCTACATAAAGAATCGGATCCACACAAGAGAAAAAACACTACTTTTTATCAAATTAGTCATCGGCTTTACTTGCCGAAATATTACCGTTTAGGTAATCGATGGCGCGGCATTATACGGTTTTGACGTAAGTTATCAACATAATTCACCCTAAAAAACAGGCGATATGTGCTCTCGCTAGGTCAGTTTGAACGTTTGGCGCTTCTATAAAACAGCAAAAGCCCCGACGTTTCCGCCAGGGCTCTTTTTATTCTTCATGCCGCCACTTAAAGTTAAGGCAGCATATCAAAGTAGATTCAAATATGACGCATTTAATCCAGTTTTGCAAGACTTACGTCTAAATTTGTCGCCTTTTGTTGTGAACGTGATCGCGTCACCTGCAAAAGTGCATCACTATCCAGCCCAATAAAGATGCCTATCATCGCCTCCCAGCGCGCTGTGAAGGTTTCCGACCAGTTCTTGGGGGTCACGCCCACCATAGCCGCAAGATCCGCGTACTGATACTGGTCACGTCCTGCCAGCCCCGCTTTCGCATCCTGCGCCGCCAACCAGATAAGCTGACGCAGGCGATCGACCGTTTTCTTTGCGATGCGCACGCCGGCCAGTTGCTGGCTGAACTGATCCCACGCCCACCGGGTTATCGTTTCCTGATGCTCCCAACGGATATTGTCGCTGTAGTTCCAGAGCAGCCATGCTTTCTGGTGATCGTCGAGCGACAGAAGTGCGCGGCGCCAGGATGCCGTGGAATACTCGACAGGCAGCACCAGGGCAATCGCCGAACCTTTGGCGCGCGACTGGCTTCCGGCCATCGGAGGGCTATCAGGATTTACCATGCGCTTTTTCTTAGGGTCATAAACTTTCTTACGTCCGCGGCTGCGTGCCGTTGCCTCAAACATCGCGTTTTCCGCAAAGGCTACCAGTTGCCCTTTCGTCGCACCGCTCAGATCTGCAGTAGCTACTATCAGCTGCTCACGCACGTACTGGAGGTATTGAGTGTTCATGCTGTCTCTCCCAGGGTCTGATAGATGCGGACAAAGTTTTTCAGTATTCGATAGTCGGTCATCACCGTTCCGCGGTGCCGGCAGAGGCGGAGCTTTTGCCAGCGCTCCCGGATGCGCTCGATTACGTCCTGGTTCATGCGGCCTCCAGTTCGGTGATGAACAGGTCAAGTCGTCCGCCCTTCACGATTGGCATCCGCTTAACCCGATAGTCGTCAACCTGCTGGTCATCCAGCCAAAACCCGGATTTAGTCAGCGCGTCAAAAGCAGCCTTTTGCAGATTGTCCAAATCCCGGCGACGACGATCAGGCATGTGACACTCAATATGGATCTTCACAGGAGTGGTAATGCCGATATCCAGCATCTTGTCTTTGATGATTTGGGAAACGCTGTCACGATAGGCCTGCCCTTCGGCGCTGATATGTGTGCGCCCGCGGTTATGCCGGTAGTAGCGGTTATTGCTCGGAGGCCATGGTAATGAGATGCGATATTCACTCACGCTTTCACCTTCCCTTCTTTCAGCCAGATAACCTGCGTGCGGGCCATACCCTCCAGCGCGCATTCCTTCGCATATTCCGCATCTACCAGGTGGGTACGGCGGTCAATTTCGTCATGGCAGGATGAGCATGCGATAGTGGCGATCAGGTCTGGCGGCTTGATGCCAGTGCCGCACAGCCCGGCGATGCGGATATGGGCCAGGACAGTGGTTTCCGGGTTTCCATTGCAGATGCCGGGTATGCGAACCTGACAATCACGACCGCGAGCAGCTTTGCGTAAATCAGCCATTTGTCCTCCTTGCTCTCAGGCAGAGCCACTTCTTATCGACCAGGCGAGCGGTATAGCCGAGCATCGTTGGGATGTCAGAAGGCCTAACCTCTTCCTTGCGCTTGCGAGGGCCGGAGGTGCGAAATATCGAGCGCTCCATGACTTTAGCGAGTGGGCTGTGCATGCGACGCCCTCCAGTCCTGAGCCCATGCAATGCGGCTATTGGACTTCTCGCTGAATTTCACATTGTGCTCGGTACCGAACCAGAAAATAGCTTCGATAACCTCAACCATATAGCGCTTGCTGGACTGGGATGTACGCACGCCGAAATACACGCGGCCGCCGTTAATCCCTGGCGCAGACTTCTGCTCTTTCTCCGGGGATTGCATCTGACTTACCAGGACGGTGATGAGGTCTTTCCACTCAGCAGATTCTAGTTTTTCGCCATACCAAACCACCTGATCGCTCAGGTCCTTCAGTAAGGGCCACATCATACGATTCTGCTTGTCTGTACGGTTTTCTTCGCGGGCTTCGATAATGACCGGGAAGCGGCGATCGGCCTGCAATGACCGAATGAAGTTGACGGCGTTTTGTTTAACGCTGTCGTTGATGAGGCAGAATTGTTGCTTCACGCTTCACCTCCGCAGAGGCCAAACGCAGAATGCAGAAAATCGCCGGTGACTTTCGCCATCGGTGACAGGTGTTGCTTTGAGGTTTTGTTTTTGTGCGCCATGTGTCCCCACTTGGCGCCGGAAAGTCGTGTCAGTTGTTCAGGCTGACAGTGAAATTATGACGGGGAGTCAGGAGAAAAGCAAAACCTCATATAGTGATTATTTTTTCTCGTTTTGTGCCGCCATCTCGATGTAACGCGGATCGGATGCCCGCGGCAACTGGATGCTCTGCTCCCGGTAGTAGCGCACGCGCTCCATGAAATAATCGCGCAGGTGTTCTGGCTGCTCTCTGGCGACAACTTCGGCGACGACTGGCATGTTCAGGCGCTCTTTGTATGCGACTCCGGAGGCTGCCAGGTCGACATTAACTTTGTCCTGCTCTTCCAGGCTTTTGGCTGCAATGTTCCACTTCGACATAAAAAATCCCCTCGGTTGATGGAGGGGATTATATATCACTACCGGGTTAGCTGCGCGGCTTTGCGTTCTGCTGGGGATTTAGGCATGCTCCCGCTCCTTCTGGTGCTCGTCTTCATTGCTGAAGTCGTCGCCGTCGATAGGCATCAGTTGCCACGGATAGTAAGTCACGTAAGCTTCAGGCTTCTCGCATAGCCAAACAGGTGAGTTGGCTTTAGCGCAATACTCTTTACCGTTGAGTGTAAATCGTCCTGGATAAACTAATTTAAGGAGTGTAACCACCATTCCCACCTGTTCTGGCTTTGTTGAATTGATAACCAATGCCAGCCCACCTGCGCGTAACTCAGCCATGATTCACCTCCTGCGGTGCGGCTGGAAGCGGCATCCAGTGGGTAACCTGTTTGAGATGGAGGTCGTTCCCGTCACCGTCATCCCATGTAGGATTGCCATCATCAAACCAATCAGCATAAATACCCACTTGCGTATTAGGCTGGCAGGGAGAGTAACGCTTTCCACTGAAGTCAGCGGCCAGAACGTACTCACGCTCCGGCATCCGCTCGCTTACCGGTATCCATCCCGCTAACTCAGCGCAGATTCTTCCCATAGCTTTGCAGCCAGAGCATTCGCAATCTGGTCGATAGCCGTGATCGATTGGGCTTTGCGCCGGAGAGCCGATGTTTTGCTCCGGGCGGAGTCCAGAATGCACCGGAGAGTTGCCTGCATTTGGATGCAGGCCGCGAATGCCTTCGGCCAATTCTTCTAGGGTGGATGAATATTCACGCTGGGCATCATTACCGAACTCAAAAGAGCCCGTATCCGGGCCGTGTCGACCGTGTTCGCTGTCGTATGCCTCACGCTGCTGATCTATCCATTTTGCGGCGGCTTCAATGCCATCGCGATAGAAAGTGACTACCGGCGCTGGCTGCGCGATAAGCGCTTTGAAGTCTGCAATTTTCTGCCGAAACTCTGCTTTCTCCTCTGGTGACAGCGCTGCCATATCTGATTCGTATATGGCCCTGCGCGCAAGGGCGGCAAGCATGGTACTGGTTTTAATGCCCTTGCCGAAACGCAATCCGGGCTCTAAAAGCACGGAGCATGGCAGTCTTTCAGGGTATTTAGCACTTACTATTGGCGCCGTCAGATTAGCGAAAACAACTCGTAATCCGGTCTTAATCTCTTCCACTTCGTCAGCCCCCAGCATGCTATCGGTTAGCGCATGGTGGAATGCATAGGCCATATCATCGGTTACTGTTATCGGCTCGTTTGCTGGCGCTGGCTGCGCGTGGCGATAGAGCGGTTGTACATTCTCAAATTCAGCCATCCAGTAATGGCCTATCTTTTGGCTTACAGTTATCGCTGGTATGCCAATGTCGTTATTGTTGTGCATCCACGCCACCGGATCGCTGTCCACCACTGGTACGCAGGCAAGCACGCGATCTGTTAGCTGGTTCTGCGCCTCTTCTACGGTGTTCGGGCCACCTAACTCTGTGTGAATTTCAACGACCCCGGCGAAGAAGTCGGCAATTTCGCTCTGTATGATGTCTCTGGTTAATTTGCTGGTCATTGGTTGGCTCCTTCTGCAGCCCGGTTAACTATCACGCCGTCATAAACCTCTTTCAGGTGTCCGCGCAGGTCCATCCGGCGCAGGGCGCTGTACATGTAATCGCACTCGGCCTGTTTGTTGGCCTGAAACGGCTTATGCTCCCGAGAGCACCACAGCGCGCTTCCCGGCCAGCCGTGGACTTTGTACACGCGCCCGTTCCTGACGTGCAGCAGTCCCCAGCCCGTCGGCAAATCAGAAACATCGATAAAGCCAGGCTCGGCCATGAAAAAGCGCCAGTCGCCCATACCCTCGCCCGGCATTCTCCTGAATGGCTTTTTCTTATCAGCCAGAAAGTCAGCGCGGGAACACTTCACCTCAATCAGGCAGGAGGCCAGGTTACGGAAGCCGATGGCATCAGGCTGTTCGCCGGTGCCAACGTAGGCGACAAAGCGGTCGTGAAACGTCACCTTGAATCCGTTGTTTTGCAGAAAGCGGCAGGCTATCTGGCAAAGCTCATCGTGTGTCAGTGCCATTTACGCGGCCTCCCTAAACAGGATTGACTGCCGAAAACCGATTAAGAACCAGAGCCCATCGGCGCGCTGACTCATCTCGTACCAGTCTTCCTCGTTGAGGTCTGAAACGAGGTTGTCGCCACAAATGCAGGTATCAACGCCGCGGGGCTCAGAATCGTAGACAGCGCCAGGAGTAAACCAGGCTGGTTTGGTCGAGCTAACGCAAAGCATTTTTGTAACGGCCATCATTCAGCCTCCCACTTGATGCCCATCTCATGCAGATATTCATCCGCATCCTCAACAAACTGACCACCTACGCCGTAATAGCGATGAGTCACAATGTCGATGGTCGCTAACGGGTCGGCCTTCAGAATCTGAAGGAGATAATCCTCAAGCTGACCAACCGGGTGCTTGATAACTGGCACCTTACCAGGGTGGCGAACCACTAAAAATTGGTTGCCTTCCTCCCGAACTCCATCGGCATCTTCAGGCTTTACAGTGACGACGGCGGACTGTGCAGAGCTGACATCGTCCAGCGCCTTGTTGTACCACTCGGCAGCACCACCGCCGACGCGGCCGCCGTTGTACATAAACCAGCCATCAGAGTCGTCGCGCTCAATTTTTGGCGGCAGCTTCACGGTGACGGTGCGCGACTCCAGCTCAGCGATGCGAGACATCACGCGCCGTGATTTTTCCCTCTCACGCTCAAGCTCTGCGTCCAACTCGGCAATGCGCTCATGCAGCTTTGTCGAAGCTTCAATGCCGCCGGCAACGAGTGCGTTTTTGGTCTGCGCCTTCTCCAGCGCCTCTACCAGCGCGTTAGCCTCAGCCTCTCGCAGCACCACCGTGTCAAAGTTTTTGAGCTGATTTTTGATTTTGGTAATCAGCGCCAGTTCGGTGATATCAGTCATTCCTCGTTCTCCAATGCATATTTTGTATAGTCCTGATCACCTGTCCAGATGTGCTCCAGATTCCCGTTACTAGCGGTCTTAAACATACCTTTCGGCAGGAACACGCGCGGGAATTGACCGTGCCACTTGCCGCCGCAGGGAGTTGGATCCCCGTCGCAAAGGTGCGTAGGTCCGCACGCCGAACACAGCAACATGCCTTCACGCTCAGGCGCGTATGACCAGTCGAACTCCTCTTTGATCGGCCGGAAACCCTGGAATGAAAGAGCTGTGTTCTCACAGCAGCCGCAGTTTTCACATTGGAATAGGCTCATTATGACCCCTCGCGCAGCTGCATATAAGCCTTCACGCCATTAGCAACGCTGTCATAGCCGTTATTCACTAAGTGCTCGATCAACTTTTCAACTCCGCGCGCCTCGGCTTCTGCATAGATGCGATCGGTGGCGGGAGCGCTTTTCATCACATACACGCTATCTTCGCCAGCCTCATGACCACAGATATACCCATGCAGCACAGGCTGGTAAGTTTCGCGACCAAACAGCCCGAGGCGCTCACCTATCTCCTGAATATCTGCGCCATCCAGCGATGCGCCGTCTGCTGCTGCGCGGAAACAGATTTTGACGAATTCATGCCTGACTACATTCTCCGCAGCCAGCTGCTGGTACGCTTTCGCCAGCTTCAGGAACTTCTGCTCTCTGATCGACAGCTCGCCTGCGCTCTCCAGGGAGGCGATGAGCTCGTTTACTGCCTGTAGTGTGATAGTCATTTGGCGGCTCCTGCAGCGATCATGGCGGTGATTTCTTCCGGGGTTTCTTTCACTTCAATGCACTCTCCGGAGGTCATTTTCAGGACTGTCAGCCCGGCGAAAAACATACTGATAATGTGGTCTGCGGCAACAAACACAGGCTCGTAGACTGTTTCAGATTCCCAACCGTATGCACCTTGGTGCTGAACCACCACTTTTTGTGCTAATTTGAGAAAAATCATTTTCTCACTCCCGCCAGGCACTGGTTAAAAAGGTTGGTCAGCTTGTTGGCGCCACTGTGGCGATTGCTGAACTGAAAATCTGCTGACGTGCTTTCGGTTACGGCTGTCTGATCTGCCAGGGTGTAGCGATAGCTCCGACATTCTCCTTCTCGCATAACGCGTCCATCCCGGTTCATCTGCCACAAAGCAGAATTGACAACGGACTGGTCTAGCCCGGTCCCGCGGCGGATATCCTGAAATGAGCAACCAGGGTGCTGCCCGATGAAGTTGATTACAGCCTGTTTGCCGGTATTGTTTTTCATCAAAATCCACCCCGTTTGGTTGGTTTTTCTTCTTTCTCGCGCCGGCGCTGACTGGCAGCCTCCTGGTCGCAGTCATAAATCGCACCATGTCGTTGCTCGCAATAGACAACACCAGTCTCGCCATGCCGGTTAAGGCGCAGCAGAAGCTCTGTGTCACTCTGGTTTGCGTTCTCGTCGTAGGCGCCTTCTCGGTAGATGGCAAGCCAGTAGTCGCAGTCCTGCTCTATCTGACCGGTGTCGCGGGAATCGCTCGGGAGTGGGCGCTTATTGGTTCGCTTCTCCAAATCGCGGTTAAGCTGAGTCAGGAGAACAACGACACAATCCAGCTCCTTCGCCAGGGTCTTAAGGCCTTTTGTGATCAGCCCATAGGCAAGGTCATTTCGTTCGGCCTTATCGGCGGTCATCAGCGTCAGGTAATCGACGAGGATCATCCCGACCTTTCCGCGTTCGCGCTTGATTCGGCGCGACTCGGCCATAACATGCGCCAGTGAAACACCGGGAGTGTCGTCAATCAGGAGGTTGTTGGTTTCAATCAGCGCACCCATGACACCGGTAGCTTTTTGCAGATCGCTGTTCCAGTCCCCCCGATAGCCGTAGTCGTCCTTCGTCATGTCCGGGTAAAACAGGTTCGGCGAGATCCGCCCCTTCTGCGCAGTGATTTTCTCCACCATCTGCCCTTCCGGCATTTCCAGGGAGAACATCAGGGCCGGCTCATTTTCGACCGTGGCGCAGTTAACGCCCATTTGGGTATAGAGCGTGGTTTTACCCATTTTCGGGCGAGCGCCTATAACAAACAGGCTGCCGCGCACAATGCGCTTCACACCGAGAAGCTCATCCAGAGAGCGGATCCCAGTCGATAAACCACGGGAACGACCATCAGGTTTCATCCGATCGTCAAACTCATTTGACCAGTCATTCACAGCGTCATAGAACGTGCGAAGGCCCGTTTTTCTGCCGGTTTTGACGTGCTCGTTTATCTCGGTAAACAGCCCCTGAATAGCGTCAAATTTCTGTTCTGCCGTCATACCGTTTCTGGCATAAAGCAACTCGATCGCCTTGGTGGTTTTTTCGATGCCGTAGCGTTCCATCGCCGTTTCGCGAACACGCATTGCATAAGCCACGATGTTCGCCGCGCTTGGTGTGTTTTTGGACAGCTCAGCCAGGTACGCAAAGCCCCCTACCGATTCAGTCAGTGACTTGCTTTCCAGTGCGTCAAACAGGGTCAGCAGATCAACAGGCTTGTGGTCTCGGTACATCTGGCGCATTTCAGCGAAGATGACCTGGTGCGGACGCGAGTAGAACGATTCCGGTTTGAGTATCGACAGGACTCTCTGAGTGCGTTCACTGCTGTCGTCATCCAGCAGGAGACCACCCAGCACGCTTTGCTCTGCCTCGATGCTGCTCGGAGGGGTCAGAAATTCATTGCTCACAGTGAACCCTCCCGCGTTTTAATCAGCGTTTCCGATCTCAACAGATAATCAAAATTAGCTCGCCAGCCAGTGTCGTTATCACCGAAATAAAACGGCTTTGCAGAACGGGCGAACGCTGAAAAATAGTTCTCCACTGCTTCAACCGTTGGCTCTTTCAGTTCTGACATCAGGCGCTTGATACCGCGGCGACGTTTATCGTTTAGTGATTCGGCTTGAGGCAACCTGCCGCCCAGGGTGGTGTTGTATGCAGACATCACTGCCTGGTAGTCGACAGACGTTTTTTTCTGAGAGACAGATTTTTCTTCCTGCCCGCCACACTCCCCCTTGGGGGATTTAGGGGGTTCTTTTCTTTCTTTCTTTTGAATAGTTTCTTTTGTGTTTAGCTGAGTTGGCTTATGGGTATTAGCTGACTTGGCTAATGATTGTTTAGCTATATCAGCCAATGTTTCGCTAACTTGGCTAATGTTGAAATTCCAGTCAGAAACGACCTTATTAACCCCAATAGCCAGACCACTGGTTATGATGATATTCATCGCAATCATCTCGTTCTTGGCCTTGCAAACATGCGTGTGGTGAATGCCGGTCATTGCAGCAATCTGGGTGTTGGTAATGCGGTCAACTTTTTTCCCGAAGCCGTATGTTTTGCGGATCACCGCCAGAACGACCTTCAGCTGGCGAGCCGTTAAATCAGCAGCCATAAACGCTTCCAGCAGCTCGTTAGCGATGCGGGTATAACCATCATCGATATCTGCCACCTGACGCTCCACGACCGATACAGACGGTCTGAAAGGTATTACTTTGGCGAGATTACTCACGGCCTTCCCCCTTACGTTTCAGCTCTTCCAGAATGGCGCGCATCTTTTCAGCCACCACCGGATTCACCGAACGGACAAAGCGGTCACGAGTAACGTTTTTGTGTGTTTGTGCCTGGTAAAATCTGCTGCTTTTAGGCATAATTACTCCTGTGAATTGATCCAGTTAATTCGCGTAGAAAGCCGTTGGTGTTCGAGCACCGCGGCTTTCGCCTATTTCAGAACAGCCCTTGCTGCTTAACAGGCTTCGCTCTTTTCTTTTCGAATTTGTCAGACGGCAGTGTTTGCTTCTCTGCCCACAATTTCGCGAACCGCAATACATCATCAAAAATCTTCCCCTTCTTGCTTGCCGTAGACATGCGCTTGTACATATCGACCGCCTGGTATGCCCCCCCCTGAGCCACTGCCTGCGTGAATCCTTGACGCATAAGCTCCTCGCGTACGTTCTTCTCAATGAATTCGATATGGTTCATTAAGCCTCCATCTGCCCTTCTACGGATTGACGATGAGAAATCAGAATCGCCAGCAGCATCGACATGTTCGGCAGAAGATTTTCCCGCCAGCGGCTTACCGTTGATTTGTTGACGCCGGCCACTTCAGCGATCTTGGTTGCGCCCAACTCAGCTATCTGGCTATGCAACCAACTTTCAATTCTTCTGGCCTCCGCTTTGTTGCGTGTCATTAAGTTATTCATTTGCAATACTTCCTCTGGTGTTAGCGATGGGAAATGGAGTTAAGGATTTCAGCAGCGCTGACCTGCCCGTCAGTGGCAACGACAATGGACTTGATGAACCGGGAGCCAATTTCTGCGCCGTTGAGCCACTTGCTGACGGTTGATTGGTTTACGCCGGTTTTCCTTGCCAGCGCAGTTTGAGAACCAGCAATGCCGATGGCGCGCTTGATAGCATCGTTGACTGTGTCGCTCATGAAAATTCCTCTCTGCATAATTTAAAGGTGATTATGCGTTAGGGAATTTAAATGATCAAGTCATTTGAGACTTTGACATAAAATTCGTTAGGGAATATTTTTCGTTCTATGAAAACACTTAAAGAAAGATTGGCTTACGCCATGAGCTCGACAGGGAAAACCAACCAGACTGAGCTGGGGAAGCAGGCTGGCGTTCCTCAATCCTCTATATCCAAAATACTACGAGGTGACAGCGAAACATCTCGCCACTCTGGCAAGATCGCAGCAGCTCTTGGGATTAGTGCGGACTGGCTCATCAATGGCACAGGGGCAATCTTTGGGGACTCCAATCAACCAATTCATGCTATAGACGTTTCAAAAAACGTTAAGGTATTTGATATCGATGGGTTTACTGGAGATTATCTTTCTTGGTTCAGCGAACTTCCTGAACATTATCGGGCGTATATTATTAAGGGAAGTACGGGTATCGCCCAAGCCCCTGCAGGTGCCATAGTGGTTGTCGACCCAAATGCGGCGCCAACCGCAGACGACTTGGTTTTGGTTAAAATTAAGCAAGCTCTTTCTGTTTTTAGGTATCACATAGGTGGTGATGGAAATGGATATTTATCTGTCGACGACTCCCGCGTTCCGCTGGCGCCGGTATCTGACTTGTCTTCTTTGGTCGGGCCAATCGTCCAGATTTTCATACCTGAATTAAAAAAATAAATAACCTCCTTATCTGATGCCTGGGTGCTTACATAGCTCCCGGGCCCCATCCTCACGTATAAAACACCCATAAAACAACCCCCTGACAAAAAAGCCACCACTGCCAGTAACTGTATATCCGTACAGTATATATCCTGTTACACAGTATTCCAGCAAAAAAAATTCCTTTGCGAATCTCGCTAAAAATCCCCTTGAGAATATTTTTATCAATCCTCTATTGACTTGAATTATTCTCTATCGCATAGTTAACCCATCCAAACAACACCGGCAACGCCGGGAAGTCGTAACAACGTTCCGTTAGCCGCGATAAGGCCAGGGTGAAGAGATGATCCGTGAAGAAGATAAATCCGAGTGGTTTAAGTTCCTGGCACACGCGTTAGCAATCGTGGCCGGCGTTCTGGTAGTAAGTGCGTTATGCCTGCTTCCTGGCGGTGTCGCATGAGCAGAAACGGCATTCGTTCACTGACAGTCGTCGTTCTGCTGATGATTCCGGTATGGGTGGCGGCATTCAAGTTTGTTGCGTCTCTATGGGAGGTCTTTCATGGCTAAGCCAATTCCAAACAACGGTCGTGCAGTGATGATGCGCAACGCTAAAACTGGCGCCACCTGGAAGGTTTCCCGCGACTACCTGAAGGACACCTTCTGGTTCGAACCGCAGGGAAACTTACGGCATATCCGCCAGTGCTTTGAAGCACGTGAGCTGCTGCCAAACCTGGTGCCGGCTGGAACGCACTAACCGGAACACAAATTTAATTAAGCCATTAGGCAGCCAATACGGTGCCGGGATTCTTACAACCTTTTGGAGGGTTAAACCATGCAACCATTACCACGCTTAACCGCCGATCGTCTCGCCTCTTTACCTGCTGGCACCCGCCTTAAACTCGGCGGACACATCGTGAAACTGGTAGGCCGCGGGTCATTTACCAACTCAGCTGGCATCGCTCAGACCATGGTCGACTATGTCGATTCTCACGGTGTGCAGGGCAGCTTTGAGGAAAAGATTTTCCTCTCTACTGCCACCGAACACCTCAACGCGGTTCAGTGCGAGCTCTGCTTCGCCCTGCGCCATCCGAAAGACTGTGTTGTCCGCTCCATCACTAATTACATGACCACCCGGCAGGCTCATTTCTGCGACGACAGCGGGTGTGCTGAGAAATATTTCATCAAACACCCCGGGCGCCAGAAAGCTGGCCGGAGAACGAAATGGTAAGCCAACAAAACGGAATGCTGGCGCTGGCATGGGTGATCGTCGCCTTTGGCCTACAGCCTGAAGACCTCGAAAGCGCCGCTAACCAGCTGGCCGAATTTGATGCAGTTAACGACGCACACACGGAGACGAAAAATGTTGCGAGTCATTGATACCGAGACAACCAGCCTGGAAGGCAGCGTTCTGGAGATTGCCAGCGTTGATATCGTCGACGGCACTATCTGCAACCCGATGAGCGACTTTGTCCGCCCATTAGAGGCGATCAGCTTCGAAGCGATGGCGATACATCACATCACTGAAGATATGGTCGCTGACGCCCCACTAATTAACGAAGTGATCGGACGTTACCTGGGCGCTGATGCGTATGTTGCTCACAACGCAAAATTCGATAAGTCAAAGCTTCCCCAGATAGACGCTCCCTGGATTTGCACCCTGAAGCTGGCTCGCATTCAGTACCCGGAATTTGAGAGTCACGGTAACCAGTACATGCGTTACCGCCTTGGTTTGAAGCCTTATCTACCAGAAGGCCTGTACGCGCACCGGGCTCTATACGACTGCTACGTCACCGCCGAACTCCTGCTGTACATGGGCCGCCTGGCTAAGTGGACGATGGGCGAGATGCGCACCATCTCAAACAGCCCTTCGCTGATGAAGGCGATCCGATTCGGTAAGCACAAAGGCCTGTCCTTTGAAGAGATTGCCAAAGCCGATCCGGGTTATCTCCGCTGGCTGTCAAGTAACAGTGACGATGAAGACATTCTGTTCACCATTAAACACTGGTTGAAAGGAGCCTGATATGGGAACGCCTGTGCTCATTCTGGGCGATAGCGGCTCTGGCAAGTCGTACAGCCTGCGCAACTTCACGCCTGACGAAGTGATCCTGCTGCAATGCATTCCGAAGATGCTTCCGTACCGCGCCACTGGCTGGAAGCTGAACGGTAAAGAGTTACCGGATGGCTCTGTGCAGCGCGGAAACATCATCCGTTTTGATGCCTGGGATGCGGTACTGGACTCCATTAACCGCATGGTTCTTTCGAAGAGTCGCCGGGTTCTGGTTATTGACGACTTTCAGGTCGTTATGCAGCACGAAAACATGATGCGCGCATACCAGACCGGGTATCAGAAATTTACCGAAATGGCCGATCACGTCTGGCAAATCATCATGGCGGCAACCCGTCTGCCGGATGACTTCCGGGTTTACTTCCTGGCTCACACCGAAGAGTCGGACGGGAAAATCAGGATGAAAACCACCGGCAAGATGTTGAACGAAAAGCTTACGCCTGAGGGGTATTTCTCCATCGTCCTGCGGGCCATCAAGAAAGACGGGAAGCATGTTTTTTTGATTAAGGGTGACGACAACGACACCGCCAAAGCTCCTCCGGACCTGTTCCCGGGGCTAACAGAAATGGATAACGACCTGAAAGCCGTTGACGTCGCTATCACCGAATTTATGACCGAATTATAAGGATCACAACCATGAACCAGCCAATGTCTTTTGTATGGAATACCGAAGCCGCCACCCTGGCAAAGAAAGCAGGCGCCACTGGTGGAATTAGCGAAACTGGCGCTTATGAAGGATTCATTGCCTCAGCCGTTTATACCTTCGGGAAGGATGGCAGTCAGTCACAGGCGCTTGAACTGAGCCTTGACAGTGACGGCGCCAAAGCCAACTACCTGCGCATCAACTACATCGGGAAAGATGGACAGCAAACTTTTGGCATGGGGTTGATCTCTGCCCTTCTCTGGGCTGCACAGATTAAAAGCGCTCAGCCAGAACAGGTGCAAACCGAAAATGGTGTTGAGTGGCATTGCCCGGCACTGGTTGGCAAGAAAGTTGGCCTGTTCCTGCAGAAAGTCCTGTACACCAAAGGCGATGGAACTGACGGCTATAAATTCGAAGTCCGCCACGTTTTCCAGCCTGGTTCGCGTCGCACTTATGCCGAATACAGCGAAAACGAAGCGGCAACCGCTATCGCTGCCCTGGAAAAGTCGATGAAAGATAAAGACGACCGCGCCCAGGGTAATCCTCAGTTTTCCGGTGGAGGTCGTCAGCAGGCTGGCGCTAACCCTTATGCGCAAAACCCTAACGCAGTCCCACATTCCCGGCTACAGCAGGCGGCCAACCAGCATGCACAGAGCATTCAGAATACGCCAGATTTTGACGACGACATCCCGTTCTGAATGACGAAAAGAGCATGAAACACGCTCAGGACGATATCAGGGTTGGCGCGGTGCGCCTGCCCTTTCTGAAAGAAGTGAATGGTTGGCTTATGCCGTGGGGTGAAGTGGTGAGAAACCCGTTAAAGGCTCAGAGGCTGGCTGAAGAGATGGACATGAAAAGAGGTACGCAATGATTTACGGATCAATTTGCAGTGGCATTGAAGCCGCGACCGTCGCCTGGGAACCGCTCGGATGGAAAGCAGCATGGTTCTCAGAAATCGAGGCGTTCCCGTCAGCAGTACTGGCGGAGCGTTGGCCAGAAGTTGTTAACCTCGGCGACATGACCAAAATAGCCGCGGCGGTGCGCACCGGTGAAGTTCAGGCGCCTGATGTGATGGTCGGCGGCACACCTTGTCAGGCGTTCAGCATTGCAGGTCTGCGCAATGGACTGGCCGACGCCCGCGGCCAGTTAACCCTTTCATATGTGGAATTAGCGAATGCAATCGACGATAAGCGCATCGAGCGCGGAGAAGAAGAAGCCATCTTCGTCTGGGAAAACGTCCCCGGTGTCCTCACAAGCCACGACAACGCTTTTGGTTTCTTTCTGGCAGGACTTGCCGGGGAAAGCAGTGAATTGCACCCATCAGGGGGAAAGTGGACGCACTCTGGTTGTGTGTATGGACCCCAAAGGGCAATCGCTTGGATCGTCAAAGACGCCCAATATTTCGGAGTGGCCCAACGACGCAAGCGTGTGTTCGTTGTCGCAAGTGCTCGAAAAGGATTCGATCCCGGCCAAGTACTTTTTGAGTCCGAAGGCGTGCGCCGGGATACTCCGCCGAGCAGAGAACCGCAAACGGCAGTTGCCGGCCTTACTGCGAGAGGCGTTGGAACGTGTGGCGCAGATGACAATCAGGCCCAAGCAGGACACATCATCGCCGAGTGCGCCAACGGAAACATCAGCCACACCCTGAAAGCAGAAGGTTTTGATGGAAGCGAAGACGGTAGCGGTCGGGGAATTCCTGTAATCGCTTTCGGTGGCGGAAACACAGGGGGAAACATCGATGTTGCTGCCTGCCTAACAGCTAAGGGCCAGCGTATTGATTTCGAAGTCGAGACTTTTGCTGTGCATGGCACTCAGGACCCTGACACCAACCACGAATTAGCCCATGCGCTGGGCCGTAATCACGGCCAGGAAAACGCTATATCCAGCGGAATGATGGTTCGCCGCCTCACACCCGTTGAATGTGAGCGCCTGCAGGGCTTCCCTGATAACCACACACTGATTTCGTGGCGCGGGAAAGAAGCGGCTGAATGCCCGGATGGCCCACGCTATCGCGCTATCGGCAATAGCATGGCTGTGCCGGTTATGCGCTGGATCGGCGAACGTATCACGGCAACTCTGCCGGCAAAAAAATCTGCGAGTGATTATGGCGGAAGCAAAACACCTGTTGAGCAACGAAACCTTTGGCAGACGCCGATCCCTCTGTTCGTCGCTCTGGATGCGGAATTCTGTCTGACACTGGACGCGGCCGCATCTGCTGATAACTCGTTGTGCAACCGCTATATCACGGAGGAGCAGAACACGCTTAGAACCTCGTGGGCTGACTTCCTTGTGGCTCCCGGTTATGCATGGCTTAACCCACCGTACAGCGATATCACGCCCTTTGTTCAGAAGGCTGCAGCAGAATCCAAAAACCAGATCGGCACGGTGATGTTAGTTCCGGCTGATACATCCGTAGGCTGGTTCCGTGAGGCTATCGAGACGGCCAGCGAGGTACGTTTCATCGTCGGCGGTAGGCTGGCCTTTATCAATCCCGTATCCGGAAAGCCAGTCAGCGGAAACAACAAAGGGTCAATGCTGATTATCTGGCATCCATACCCGCGCACTCACTGCCAGTTCACCACCGTTGAGCGTGATGCTCTGATGAGTTTCGGTGCCCGATTAATCGCTAAGCGGGAGGCAGCATGACGCCAGAAGAGAAAGAAAACGCTCTCCGCGCCCAGGCTCGTCGCTGCGCGGAAGAGCTAACCAAGGCAATGAGCATAAAGCCCAAGCCGAAGTGGAACGCTGTATGCCCCCCCCATCCTTCGCAAGCACTACGAGAAGGTCAGGCCGATGGGCGTCAGTCTGGTGAAATTTGTCAGTGTTATTGGGCGGCTTAGCGGCCGCTACGGAGTGGAATCATGAGCAACCCTATTACTGTCGGCCTGTCAGGCTTAACTAACCGTATCTTTGCTGGGCGCTCTAAGCCAAGCAAATTGGCCCCTGGCGTGCGCGAATTCACCGGGGAAAAGTTCGATGTTACGGATGACGTTCTGTTTGCTGTAGCCCATCTGATGATTGCCCGCGATGACGTGCTTGTTTTCCCTGCGGCAAACGGCAAGGACATCCATCTTCGCGCTGACCTTAAAGACAAGGCAGGTGCAGCATGAACAGAGCCTCTCCCGTTGATTTAAGGAAAAGCCTTGAGGCCGCACATGGCCTCGCTCATATCGGTATTCGTTTTGTGCCGATCCCGGTAGCGACAGAGGAAGAGTTCCAGGCACTGTCTGCCGAGCTTTCACGAAAGCTTGAGCAGATGGCGGTTGAAGCGGAAAAAAGCGAAGGCGGTGCAGCATGAAAGTGAAGACAGCAAACCTTACAGGCCTACACCTTGATGTTGCAGTAGCTATCGCCATAGGTGGAGAGGTAACCAGACCACAAGATGCTCAGGTCTATTTGAATGGATTGCATCAGCTATGCGGCGAGAAAAATAAACGCCATAGCCGCTATGTATTTTCACCATCTACCGACTGGAGTGATTGCGGTGAATTGATGGAGAGCCTTTCAATCAGCTGTTACCAGTCAGCAGACCCGGCGACAGGAAAAGTCTATCACTGGGTAGGAGTTAATGAGCTTGTAGCGCCAGGCCGTCGCCGCGGGCTCATTGCAGATAATCCCCGAGTAGCTGTGTGTCGTGCCGTCGTATTCGCAAAGTTTGGCGATGAAATTGATCTGCCTGATGAACTGGAAGGTGCAGCATGAGCACAGAAATCATCGATCAGGCTAACGAACTGACGCAGCAGCGAATCGACATAGCCGTCGCTGCTCATCGCATCAACCATAACGCAGTATCGGCGACTCACTGTGTGGATTGCGGGGACCCTATACCGGCACGGCGTCGGGAACTGGTGGCTGGATGTCAGCGCTGCGCGGAGTGTCAGGAAGTGGATGAAGAATGCGGAAAGCACCAGAGGGGGTATAAGTAAATGCAGAACACTAAGATCGCTATACAGCCAGCTATTGTTAACCGTGAAACGGTACAGGCTATGCTGGGAGGGATTTCACGGACCACTTTCTGGAGGAAAAGGCGTGACTGGGAGCAGAAAGGAACCCCTTTCCCGGCGCCAGCCCCCGGAACGAATCCGGGGAAAGGCGGTGAGCAGTATCGCTATTGCGACGTAATGCGCTTCTTTGCCTCTCAGGGACTTGTTGAGTCGACACATGACTGA